GATCATCTAGGTTTACTTGACCTTCTACCACGCCCATTCTTGGGCTATTAGTCATGTAGAGATTATCTAGGATCTGACGGGTTACTGTAGATTTAATCAGTTGTATATCTACTGCTCGATCTGCCAGGCTATGTCCAAAGAACTTGTGGGGCATAGGAATAGGGCAAATAGAACAAAATGGTACGAAATCTACTTCCTCATTGTCTAGGATGTCTGAGCCAGCATAAGTAACTTTACGCAACTCAGCGATACCATCTCCATCAAAGTCTACCTTGATATAAGACTCGATTACCTCAATCTCTTGCATAGAGAAGTCTAAACTTGCCTGATCGCTTGGCTGCTCGCCTTGATCGAATCGAGCCACATTCTCTTGGTTGTAGGTTAGGTCTGCATAAGTAGGAAGGTTATCTACAATATCCTTGTCATACCCCATAGCAATTAACTCTGATCGAGTAGCTAACTTTCTATGGGCTACAAAAGGCGCATCAGCAATAGTGCGAGCCTTCTTAGAGATTAAGAACTCCTCTGGCGGCACATTCTCTACAATTACTTTGCCAGTTTTCTTAGTCTTTTTGAGCTTAACATCATAAGAGAAAACGGCTGGGATCATCATCCCCATTGGGTCGATGCCTGCTGGGGCTACTTCTGTAGTTTTTTGGTTTACGACTTCTACCTCTGGATCATTAAGCAGCATTGTTACTTCGTCTTGTGTCAGGTTTTGATACTTTTCTTTGCTGACATCAATCTTCTCATCCCAATAGACCTTAACGATTCCGTTCTTTTGTAAGAGCGCATCCTTAAACCAATTGTGCATAAGCAATACGCCATCGTTATCTCGGCTCATTACCCAATTGACATACTCTGTAGCTTGCTTTGCTTTTTCCTCATCGCCAGGGCCTTTAGGCTCAAAGCGCACAATCTCATCTGACTGTGTAAAAATACGCAATAGTTGTGGCAACGCACCATCTACTACCTCGGCTACTTCGCCTGTAACGATTTGGCTACGACCTTCTACTTCATTGCCGTATTCGTAACGATTGTAGTATTCAAGGGCTTTCCTACGATCATCTGTAGTTTCACTCTCGATAAAGCCAATAGCGTTATCTATCTCGGCATCGAGTATGCCTTTTAGTGTGCCTTCATCCATTTATACGATCCACTTTGTGTTAATTTTAATCGGTTGCGACCAAGATGTAGTCTGCTCTAAACCTAATGCCAAATAACGAAAGGAGTCGCTAGAGTGCGATGCCCAGTCATGCAATGGCTTGTCATAGAACACATTACGCTTTTCGTCATACTCTCGCCTATAGTTTCGTAGGCAATCTAAACCCTGTTTTACCTTTGGCATATTGAACCAGCACTTAGGCAGCAATCTTCTAACTGCTTGTATGCCATCATCTACTGAGAGCCTTGGCAGAACCTTACAGTCCAATCCAGCCTCTCTCAGCACTTCTATCCTGCTCTTGCCTGTGCCTAGCTCTCTTACTTCCACATCATGCGGAAGGAGCTGCTCTGCCTTATGCCAGTTGTTTTCTTTTAGCCATTCTACATACCAATCCAGACCTTGACCATGATTCTCTACATGATCCATTACTCTGAACTCTTGTCCTGCTATCTGCATTACAAAGATTGCAGTTGAGTCCCCGATTCCTAAGTCCCAAGCGCAGTATGTTTTGCACAGATCATCTCTAGTAATCTCGCACATCCGACCTTTTTCTTCTAGGTCGTTAATTAGCTTTCCATAATAGCTGCCTTCTACAGCAGCATTAAATGAACACTCGTACTCTTGGCTGAACTTATCGTCACCCATTTCATTACGAGCATCTTTTAGCTCTGCCTCAGAAATAATGCCTGTTTCGCTTGCCTTAAACTCTACAAGACCCCAATCAGGATTTAACGCTGCCCGATCTCTTAGGTCTTTAAAATGATTGTTGCCCTTTGGCGTACCGATAAACAGGCATTTCCCGTTTCTATCGCTAAGAGCTGGGCGAATGATCTCGTTCCATATTTTAGGGTTTTGATCGCCAATTTCGTCTAGCACTACCATGTCAAAATATTGGCCTCGGAGCGAGTCTGCGTTATCTGATCCATATAACTGAATCCTGCGACCCATAAAGTCTACTCGCAGCTCAGATATGTTCTCTGTGCCGCCTAATGGCCTTACATACTTGCATAAGTAATCCCAAGCCACCCTTTTAGCCTGACCATAAGTCGGGGCTATATAGGCGTATCTTGGTGCTTCTTGTTCGTTTTCAAGGGCTGACTTGATAATGTGATTAAGTGCAGCCACAGTTTTACCCATCCTACGATGAGCGACCCCAACAGTAAATCGATGTGCATCTATCGCCTCATGTAGTTTTAACTGAGGCTCTCTAGGTTTGTAGGGTATTACTATTGTTCCCATGAAACTTTAATAACACCGCCATCTGCCCCAGATACTTCTAATGCGTTTGTTTCTTTCCATTGCGCTCTGGTCTTTAGCCAGAAGATAGCAGCAGCCGTATTGCCGTTCTTTGCCTGCTGGAATAGAGTTTGACCGATAGAAGCGTTTGCATCTACCCTGCCATCCTCTAAATCCTTCTTGTAGTGCTTGACCAAAGTATCGTCTGATATGTCTAGCTTGCCAGCAATATCTACATACTTAATCCCTACGGCACTAAGGCTTCGGACTAACTTTCTAGTTTCTTCGGTGGGGATATGTTCTACACCTTGCATATCATTCCTTTTCTAACTCCGAAAGTACAGCCTTTTTGCCTGTAAATTGCTCCCAGCGAGTTACGATAACATCACAATACTTAGGGTCTAACTCCATTAAGTAGGCTTTACGCCCTGTTTGCTCTGCACCAATTAATGTGCTTCCAGAGCCACCAAACAAATCTAATACATTAAGCAATTTAATATGGTTGCCAAATGCCCTTACAGATAAAGCTACAGGCTTTTGTGTAGGGTGTACATAATTGTGGTCTTTTTTAACTTCCCACAGGTCAGATTCATTTTTAATAATTTCATCAATCTTGCCATTAAACAAGCAAAACTCATGTTGGTGTCTGTAGCCGTTACCCATACCAAATACATTTTTAGCCCAAACTATGCAAGTCTTGTAATCTAACTTACCTTGTAGAATTCCATAGAAATTCCAATTGCACCAAATGTAATACGCTTTAGGGTCAATAGCCTTAATAGTGTTGCATACCTCACTAATAAAGGTTTCAAAGTCTGAGTCTGATAAGTTGTCGTTTTTAATTACATCGTGCTTACCACTACGCCCATTAAAGCCTACATTGTATGGTGGGTCTGTAAAGATTAAATCTACAGGGTTACCATTCATTAGCTTTTCTACAGCATCAATGCTTGTGCTATCACCACACATAAGCCTATGGTTGCCTAATATGTAGATGTCCCCTAGCTTTGTCTTAGGCTCGTCTGGCACATCAGGTACAGCATCTTCATCCGTTAGCCCTTCTGTTTCCTCTATAGGGTTTAGCAGGGCATCTAGCTCATCAGGATCAAAACCTAACAAGGAAAGGTCTATATCGTCTTTTAAGTCTTGCAACTCTAGCGACAGCATAGATGTATCCCACCCAGAATTGAGTGCAATACGATTGTCTGCTAAGACATAGGCTTTTCTTTGTGATTCTGTAAGGTGTTCTAGCTGTATTACTGGCACTTTATCCATGCCCAGCTTTCTTGCTGCCATAAGCCTGCCATGCCCAGCAATGACTGAATTTTCTTTATCTACAAGAACAGGGTTGTTAAATCCAAACTCTTTTATAGATCCAGCTATTTGAGCTACTTGCTCATCTGAGTGTGTCCTGGCGTTTTTAGCATAAGGAATCAGGGTTTCTACTGATCTCCACTCTATCTTTGTTGCTCCTAACATTCCATTCCTATCGGGTGATGGTTGATGATGTTGCTATTCTACAACAGTTTTACCACTTAACCTTATTTGCCCAGAACGCTGCACTCATCTTACCCTTGGCTATGTTCTTAGCATGGCGAGCTTTAAATGCTTTATTTCTAGCACTACCATCTGGACTGCCTTTTTCGCCTTGCTGACCAAAGCGGATAGTCTTAACCTGATCGCCTTCTTTAGCGACTACTACATGGCTTTTAGTGGGATGGCTTGGAGTTCTTTTGGGCTTGTTGTATCCAGCTACACCTATGCGCTCAAATATCTTGGCAGCATCCCTAATCTTCATCAGAAACGCTTTCTATAAAACAGACTGTAGAACGGATCATTCTTAATCGGGTCTTTGCCAACAGATGCGCCAAACTCTTGATTCCTAGCTAAGTCCCTAAGTGTGGCATCTATGCCTGTAATGTCTGATCTGGCACTTCTACCTTGATATGGTGTACCCATAGCATAAGTAACATCGCTTGCCGTTCCGCTAAGACCTAGGTTTAGCATCTGCTCATCGCTCAATGGCATATCTGCGCTTAATCTACCGCCATAGCCCATGCCTTTTGCGTTGCCATAATTAAACCCTGCGCCACCACCAGTTAAACCTAGTGGGGAAAATTGATTTTCTTGTCCACCTTGAAAAACTTGTGCCATATATTGCTCAAACGCAGGATTCATTTGGTTTGGTCTGCTGTATGGGCTTGTTTCTTGTGGCAAGGGGTTGCTGTATGCGCTATTAGCATCTCTTTGATAAGCCATGCTTTGTATTAGCTCTACTAGCTCTTGGTCTGTCATTTTTTATAGCGAGCTTTTTTAGTAGCCTCTGAGATAGCAATAGCGATAGCTTGTTTAGGATTCTTAACTACCTTGCCACCCTTGCCAGAATGAAGAGTACCTTCTTTGTACTCGCCCATTACCTTGCCGATCTTGGCTTGCTTTTTGCTCATCTTCATTTTTTCTTAGCCTTCATTGGCTTAACAGTCTTAGCAGCTTGCTTAAAGTCTTTAGCAGAAGGAGCTGCTTTGCTACCTACTTTGTTCATCTTTTCGCCTGATCCCGCAGCTATGCGCTTTCTCTTGGCTAAAATATTGCTATAGAGTCCAGTTTTCATTGTTTAATTCCGTAAAAGTAGAGATCGCAAGATCCTGAGTTGGTAGAAAATTGATACTTTGTAAACATACCCTTTACATCAAAATCTTCTTCTGTAAGGTTTTTGTAGTAATCCCACTCTATTAGTGGTGCATCTTGGGGGCTACTGCTCTTAGTGCCATGCTCAGGTCTACCAGTAGTAGCGCAGGAGAATAGGACTAATCCACCTACCTTAGTCATTCTGTGCATATTCTTAAAGGTTTCTGCCCAGTAAGGGTTATGCTCAAAACACTCACAGCTAATGCTTGTATCGTATGTATTGTCTGGGTGGTCTAGGTTTTGTCCTTCGCAGACTAAATCTACATCCTTGCCCTGCCCTACATCTACACCGAGATAATCACAATCAGCAAATAATGATCTGATTGATCCATTTATATTTAAGCTGCCTATTTCTAATACTTTTGCGTTGTAGAAGTTATCGGGATATTCCACCCTGACCGACTCTACAAACTGAAACTGCTGGGGATGAGCCATTAATCTTCGTACTCAGATTCCATTTCTTCTTCTTCTTTGCCCATAGCTTCCCAGGCATCACATCCGTTATTCTGGTTGCACATAAAGTCGTAGATTTCGCAGTAGCCCATTGTCTTTTCTAGACCGCAATCAGGCATATCTTTTGGTGTGCAGAAGTATTCACAGGCTTTGCACTTGCCTTCGCCATCGCCCTTCTCGCCATAATTGGCTGTCAGAATGGCCTTTTTCATGTTGCCCTTATTGATGTCGGCATCTTGAGTAGCTAATGGGCATGAAGTCTTATCCTCTGCCAATAAACCACCTTCTTGTTTTTCGCCCATCTTAGGCTTATCACCAAGCAAGCCGATCATAATCGTTGTTTTTTGTGGTTTCATGGTATCTAAGGAAATTTAAGGCGAACTTGCCCAAGACAATTTTAACGCTTTTTTAACTAAACCACAATGTGTACAAGTCTGGCATATTGGCTTTTAACCATGCTCCTGATTGGTCATTGTTCTTTTTGTGATCCATGCCGATAGTTTGGCTGCCGACATGGTGTACATAAGACCGACTCACATAATTCTTATATCCAGCAGCGCAGATCTCTAGGCATTGAATATCGTCTGAGTACCAATTAATCGGTTTGTAATCTACCCAAGCCTCTCTAGAGATAATCCCGAATAAAGGGGAAAGTACATTGCTTTGGAATATCTGATCTTCCTCTACAAATTTAATCCCATTGCGTACTTCGCCATTCCTAATATTCTGTAGCCCACGCACATAATCCGATCTACTGCATAGCCAGCCTAGACTGTGGTGCGAAAGCAACACTTTATCTTCTATTAACAGATCAAAACTACTAGGGGTTAATACTATGTCATCGTTTGCCACAATAATCTCAGGGAACATATCAAAAGCATATTGCACCGCATCATTATAGGATTCCCCATAAGTGTTGCCGTTGTTTGGTAGATTGATTGTATTGTGCCTAGAACACTCTAGATCGCTACCAGCAACGATAACTGTTACTTCCTTTGGCACATACTCATCTATTGATGCAAACAGCACAGGGAGGCATTTAGCGTTTTTGGTTGCTATTACTATGGCAAGATTGGCAAATGAATCGTTCATTTAATCCTTCGTTATAAGATTGTAGGATTCCGTCTTTAGTCGTTTTTCTGATCTTGCAACTTGTACAAATTCTGATGGTGATTTGACTTGGACTTCTTATCCAGTTCTTGCTGGAGTCGTTTTTTTGCATTGTATAAATCTGTTTCTAATTTATGGGGTGTCGTTCTAGCATTATGCGCTAACTGGTTAAGCGAGGCATAAGGATGGCTGACATATCTCATTTTAAGCACTTGTCTTAACTGCAAGGGTAATCCCTTAATTGCCTGCTCTATCAGATCTCCGTCTGCATGGTCTGGCTCGTAGTGTGGCTCTGGGTCTGCGTATAAATTGCCCAGCTCTGGGACATAGTTTTTTTCAAAACTGCGACAAGTAGTTTCCACCTGTGGGCCAACAACACCCCAAGTTACATACCAAGCCCAATTTTTTAGCCTAGATTCCATGTTGTCATTTAATTTTAATTAATTTATTGTATTATATTCAATATCTTATGGCAATTATAGAAAGCCGTTAATGAAAATTTTGTTGCTTGATATTGAAACATCTCCCAATGTGGCTCATGTATGGGGAATATGGCAGCAAAATGTAGGACTTTCTCAACTGCTTGAGTCATCCTACACAATGTGCTATTCAGCTAAATGGCTTGGCGAAAAAGATATTTACTTTGACTCTGTACACCAAAGTACCGCTAAATCAATGTTAGAGGGTATCCATGGCCTTTTAGATGATGCTGATGCAGTATGCCATTACAACGGCACAAAGTTTGATATGCCGACTCTGAACAAAGAATTTTTATTGCATAAAATGACACCACCGCCACCAATTAAACAAATAGATTTGTTGCGAGTGGTTAAAAGTCAGTTTAGATTTCCTAGCAATAAATTAGATTATGTGGCGCAACGCCTTGGCCTTGGCAAAAAGAAAGACCATGAGGGTCATACGCTATGGATTAAATGTATGGCTAATGATAAAAAAGCCTGGGCAACAATGAAAGAATACAATATTCAAGATGTGCTATTGCTTGAAAAATTGTACAACCGCTTACTGCCTTGGATTAAACATCCAATTAATCAGAATTTAATGAAAAAAGATAGGGGCGGTTTTGATTGTCCTACTTGCGGAAAAGCCTCTTTGATTAGTAAAGGTTTCCAATATACTACTACTGGGGCTTATCAAAGATACCAATGCAAGGCTTGTGGGGCATATTCTTCTGATAAGCGTTCTGTAGTGCCTCATGCCCAACTTAAACATTTAGCATGAAGATTAATTCTACATTTTTGCAAGATACATACATTACATTGTGTAAACTTCACCCATTTAATAAATGGAATATGCCACCAGTAGAGCTTGTTCGCTTTATTGTCAATAGTGATCCTGATGCCCTTGGAACATATTGCTACCATGAAGATGAGGACATACCACATACAATAACCATATCAAGAAACAGGCTATCTTTTATGCTGACCTGTATTGCAACTACCGCACATGAAATGATCCATTGTTCTAGATGGGCAGAGCCAGCAGATAAAAAAGGTGTTTTTGGCTGGGAAAAACATGACAATAAATTTAGAAAACGAGCAAAGATGGTTGCCATTGAGTTTGGATCGTTTGATCCACTAGAACTTTAGTGGCTGCCTTCGCTGGGCTGATTTGCTAATAGCGACTTATACATCTTAGACTGATCCTCTAGATCTCTGATTAGTTTTACGACCCTAAACAATACTTCGTTCTCATGCTGAGTTACTACCTTGCCTGTATATAGGTCTACTAGCTCATTAACAATTTTATTCGTTTCATTCATATAGATCCTTTTCCAAGTTTCTTATCCTGTCGCTCCAACAACTCCTCACAGGATATTCCCCATTTTTTTTCAAAACCTTTGACACCCAATCTGTGAAGGCTATCGTTTCCGTTCCTATGATGCTCTGGGCATAATCCAAGCACAGGGGATGCAGACCTAACAGCTCCATATCTCCGCACATGATGGAGTTCTGACGGGCTGCCTTCAATCCCAAGGACTTCGGAGCATAGAATACATCCGAGGCTTGCAATCTGATCGAGAGAGTTCTTTTTGCCATGTTTAGTTACCATTATTGTGTAGCACGATCTATTGTACGATTAGTAGCCTCTTGACTGCGCCATATCTCTATTCTTGCCTGGGCTGCAATCAATTTCCACCTTAATCTTTCCTCTACTTCTACAGCCTCTTTTAACCCTTCTAAGAGCTTTACATAATCGTCTGTTGCGTAGGCTTCCATCTCTTTAGCAGCGATGCTAGGAGCTGTAGATTCCAGCATGAGCCGACTTTTAGCAGATCGCAGATAGTTCTCTATATAAGTTCGCTCTGCTTTAGCTTGAGCATAGACTCCTGATTGCTTAATGATGAACTCGACTGCTTTGTTCGGGTTAGTTTCCATTGTCTTTCCATTTCATCTTGTAGTTCTAGCCTAGCTTGCCATCCTCTTTTTTGTTGCACTAGGTCTAGTTGTTTTCTGCGTTTAGCTAGAGGCCATGTTAGTAGCTCTCTGGCCTCACATTCGTTACGCCATTCCTCAGACCAGCTCAAGCCCCTGCTGTTTAAGTCTTTCATTTTGTAATAGCTCGTAATCTTGGTTTAATTCGCATCCAATCCATTTTCTTCCTAAGTTTTGTGCAACTTGCCCAGTTGTTCCGCTTCCAAAGAAAGGATCTAAAACAATATCCCCAACCTTACTTCCAGCCAATATGCAAGGTTCAATCAATTCTTCAGGGTAAACCGCAAAATGCGCTCCTGAATATGGTTTAACAGCAACAGACCAAACATCTCTTTTATTTGCTTTTTCGTATTCTTTGCTCACATTTCCTGATTTTGTTGCATATTTTGGATCGTCATTATCTCCATATTTATTGCCGCCAAATCGTATTCCTTCGCTTTTTGTCAATGATTGTTCTTTAATAGATTCATGGTCAAAGTAGTATTTTTGGTTTTTAGTCAGCAAAAATATGTATTCATGGGATTTGGTGCAGCGATCCGTTACAGATTCAGGCATAGGATTAGGTTTGTGCCAAATAATGTCTTGACGCAAATACCAGCCAAAATCTTGTAAAGCAAAGGCTAAACGCCAAGGCATACCAAGCAAATCTTTTGGTTTAACATTTAATTCTCCTGAATTTCTTTTTTGAGTTTTGTATTCGCCACCACCTCTAATTTTTCCACCTAAATTACTGTTTAATCCATTGCGATTTGAATTTTGAGTATTAAAATAACTATCACCAAGGTTTACCCACAAAGTTCCATCATCTTCAAGAATGTCCCATACGCAAGCAAACACTTCAACAAGATTGTCAATAAACTCTTGTGGAGTTTGTTCGTTTCCTATTTGACCATCTACCCCGTAATCTCTAAGGCCATAATAAGGTGGGCTAGTAACGCACATTTGTACTTTAATGCCGTCTTTATTCATTTGGCGCATGGAATCTCTACAATCTCCAAAATATACTTTATTCACACTTGCTCCTCAATCTGCTTAAGTCTTTGGCTAATCCTTGCTCTCCATTGCTGCCATCCTTCTCCAGCATAAGCCTCGACTCCTATCTCTTGAGCTTTTTTCATTGTGAGTTCTTCTGAGCTGTACCAAGGCAACTCAGGTCGTTTATTTACCTTTGGTTCTTCTATTACGATCTGATCTTCGAACCTATATTGATTGAGCCAAGTCGTACAATGTGGCACATAATCTAGCTCGGTATTCTTTGCTTTCCAATATGCAACATGGTTAGGCAAAGCCTCTACTGCTTGCTCTCGCTCTGCTGGCGTTAGCTTGTAAAAACTACGATGCGCCATACGCTTACTAACTTTCCTTGGGTACAAGCTCCAAAACTGCTCAAATAAATCTGACATTATTGCTCCTTCACGAGTAATAGACACCAACTACATAAAAAAATACTGCTACAAACTCTACAATAAACAATGGTACATCCTCTTGGTATATACCAACTAACGCCCAGACCGCACTACCGATTAAACCAAAATGAAGGTTGATTGGGTAAAAATTTAATGAGGTGAGAAATATCCCGATCAAACACAAAATTGTCCCGATCCACTTTGCGACCTTCAGTCTGTTCCAGGCGTTTTCTTTCAGCAACTTCATTTAGCAAAATCTCCTTAAAATTTTTCATATATTCCTATGATAAAAGT